ATCCAAGGCCCTGCATATGCTATCAAGCCGGTTGGTGGGCAATGGCTAAGTGGTAACCGTGGACCCAAGTCTGTTGGTGAATTCCGCGTTCGAGATGACGCAATCAGTCCTGAAGGCGTTCAGAGCCGGCGTGATATAGCAGATGCCAGTCGTCAAAACTATGAAGCGGAGCCGACAGAGACTAATCGACGCCTTATGGAAACATCAAGGGCGGTGTTAGAGGGTGCAGAGCGACGCGCCGCGGTCAATAACTGGAGTGACTCAAACCTGCAGAACTACCTGCGCAAGCAGATGGGCACTCCCGATGATCCGGTCCTAAAGTTGGCGGAAGAGGGTGTGCTGCACATGCCTTATCGTGATGTGCCGCTTATGAGTGATGTATCTAGAGCCAGAGAAATCGCTGGCTTCCCGGCGCTTGGCACTGCAACTACTGACCTTGGGCGCATGTGGGAGACGCTGACTGACGCACAGATTGCTAGCATCAATGCCGGCACGCTACGTGACCCAGCGGCTATGCGAGAAATCTTTGACCAGCGCATGGCAATGGTTCAGAACCTCCGTGGCAACCGCGTTCCGGGTCAACCTGAATCGCTAGAAGTAAAGTCACGCGCATGGGACTGGGGCTCGGCACCTGCGATAGTGCAATCTATCCGAGAGCAAAACCCATGGCTTGAAAAGCTCAATCCGGATGAAATGGTGTATCGCATGCGCAACCGCGGAGATTTGGGCGAGACGCTGGGCGTTGATCACATCATTGACGTACTAAGAGAGGATATGACTACGGGGCGTATTCGTCCTGAGCAGCTGTCCAAGATGTCGATGGAGCAGGCTGTCCGCCGTACTGCTGAATACGACGCCGAGCGTGCTGCCGCTATGGCCAAAGCATCGGCCGAAGAGATGAAGGGCATGACCATCGCCAAAGAGTTTGAAGATGGCTACAAGATGGTCCAGCTAGACAAGCCCGGTCAGTTTGCCAAAGAGTCTGACCGCATGGGCCACTCAGTGCGTGGCTATGAGCCTAGTAAGAGCCATGAGGATTGGTCGGAGGCTTCTGGCAACTCGGGGTACGGCACCTATGGGCATGGTGGTTGGGGTGCTATTAAGGGCGGTGAGGCTCAGGTCTTTTCGTTGCGTGACGCCAAGAACAACCCGCATGTGACGATTGAAGTAGGCAAGCCGGATTTAAACCCAAGGGATTGGCTATTCAATTTGCCAGAAGAGCAAGCAACAAACATTCTTGCGCAAATGCCCACTGGCGCAAGTCTTGATAGGACTGCAAATTTTGTTCGTAACTTGCCGGAGTTTCAAGAGGCTCGTAAAGCACAAAAAGGAGTAATCACCCAAATCAAGGGCAAACAGAATGCTGCACCCAAGGACGACTACCAACCGATGATTCAGAAGTTCATCCGTGAGGGGAACTATGAGGTTGGGGGAGACCTTGAGAATGCTGGGTTGATTGATGCCCGATCATCTGGGATGGGAAAGCAATGGGAATACGACAAGAAGTTCTATTACCCAGACATGCCCGCATACATGACGGAGTCAGAGTTTAACCGCTGGCGCAGCACTGGCGAATTCACCCCTGACCAACACTTTGGTGAGGGCGGCATGAAACGTGGTGGTCTAGCGGCTGTTCACATGGCTGGTGGTGGTGACGTAGCAAAAGCTTTAGCAAAGGCTTTAAAGGCATCAGAAAAAATTGATGAAGTATTGGGCGGGGACATGACTGCCGCCGGGCGTGCTGCAGCTGGTCGCGCTGCTGCACTGGGCGGTAAGTTCCTAGCCCCCGCTCTGGCTGGTGCCATCAAAACCAAACAGATAAAGGCTATTGCCCCGCAAGATGAGGCGCTGCGGATTGCCCAAGAGAGGGCGGTAAAGATGCTTGGCTTGCCGCCGGGTAACACGCCGATGGATAGGGCGCGGGCTATGGGAATGATTGACGCTTATCACGGCACAAATGAGGTTATAGAATCTGGGTTTGATTTAACAAAGGCTGGCGCAAAAACAGGCAACCCCACAACGGCTCTTGGCACATCTGTTGCAACATTTCCTTCGGAAGCCTCGCGTTATACAAGCGATTTTGGAACAAAAGAGAATGCTAATGTGATGCCTCTGATGGTCAGATATGGAAACACATACCAGATGCCATATTCGGAATTAGAGGATTTGGCGATGGGTTTATTCCGCGCTCCCGGAAACACACCAAGTGAGCGTAGGGCAAGTGCAAAAAAGATTGCTGGAAAGCGTCGTGATGAGTTGGTCGCAAAAGGCTATGACTCAATTCGTGCATTCAGTGGAACTGGGCATGAGGAAACATTTATTCCAGATCCATCCCGCATCCGCTCACGTTTCGCAGCATTTGATCCTTCCCGCATTGAAGAAAACGACCTGCTTGCTGGCATCGGCGCACTAGGTATTGGATTGCCTGCGCTCAGTCTTTCTACTGATAAAGATTATGACTGACAGCAAATTAAACAACCGCTGGAGTAACTATGGCTGAAGAGTTTCCGATTGACCAAGAGTATGGCCGATTCATTGGAGGCCAGCCTGCTGACGCCCAAGACGAGGGCGAACAAGGCATGGAAGTAGAAGAGCGGCTGGACGATTCGGAGCTTGAAGAGCTGCCAGATGGTTCCGTAATGGTCCACATGGACATCAAGGGTCCGCTTGATGAGCCTGACTTCTACGAAAACCTCGCCGATTCAGACCGTCTGGACTTCATGTCGGTCGATAGTTTGGCTCTGCGCTATATCGAGTACGCCGAGAAGGACAAAGAAGCCCGCAAACAACGCGACAAGCAGTACGAAGAGGGCATCCGCCGCACTGGTATGGGTAACGACGCCCCCGGTGGCGCTAACTTCAACGGCGCTAGCAAGGTTGTCCACCCTGTTATGGCCGAAGCCTGCGTAGATTTTGCCTCTCGAGCCATCAAAGAGCTGTTCCCGCCTGATGGTCCTACCCGAACCAAGATCCTTGGTGACGTAGAGAAGGAAAAAGTTGAGATTGCTGAGCGCAAATCCGACTTTATGAACTGGCAGTTGACGGAACAGATTGAAGAGTTCCGTGACGAGCAGGAGCAAATGCTCACCCAGCTGCCTTTGGGTGGCTCTCAGTACCTAAAGCTGTGGTACGACGAGAAGAAGCGCCGTCCTTGTGCGCAATTCCTGCCGATTGATAACGTCCTGCTGCCGTTCTCGGCCGGTAGTTTCTACACCGCTCAGCGCGTTACCGAGGTGGATGACGTTTCCGACTACGAGTTCAAGGCCAGAATCGCTTCTGGGCTCTACCGTGACGTGTCTTACATCCGCGCCACGATGGATCCTGAGCAGACTGGACCGCAGAAGGCCACGGACAAGATTGAAGGCCGCAATCTGGGTGACAACGAAGACGGTCTGCGCCGTGTTTACCACGTCTATACATGGCTGGAGCTAGAGGACGACCCGTATACCAAGGGTGAGATGGCTCCTTACATCCTAATGATTGACGATCTGGACTCTCAGGTGCTGGGTTTGTACCGCAACTGGGAAGAGGGCGACGATTCTTTCACCAAACTCGACTGGATCATCGAGTTCAAATTCATTCCATGGCGAGGTGCCTATGCAGTCGGTCTTCCGCATCTTATTGGCGGCCTTAGTGCTGCCCTTACTGGCTCTCTGCGGGCTCTGCTTGATAGCGCTCATATCAATAATGCCGCCACGATGCTTAAGCTCAAGGGCGCTAAGATTTCCGGGCAGTCTCAGCAGGTTGAAGTAACCCAAGTTGCAGAGATTGAAGGCGCTCCGGGTGTTGATGACATCCGCAAGATCGCCATGCCGATGCCTTTCAACGCGCCGAGCCCGGTTCTGTTCCAGCTTCTGGAGTGGTTGACTAATGCCGCCAAGGGTGTGGTCACCACCGCGGAAGAAAAGATCGCTGACGTTACCTCAAACGCTCCTGTAGGCACGACTCAGGCAATGATTGAGCAGGGCGCGGCTGTGTTCTCTGCCATTCACGCCCGATTGCATGAATCTCAAGGCCGTGTACTCAAAGTTCTGAGCCGAATCAACCGCTGGTATCTGGATGACATGCGCCGCGGTGAGGTTGTCGAGGATTTGGACATCGAGCGTGAGGATTTTGCGCGTGTAACCGACGTTATCCCGGTCTCTGACCCGCACATCTTCTCTGAAACGCAGCGGATGGCCCAAACACAGGCTGTTATGGCCGTGATGAAGGACTACCCGCAGCTGTTTAACCAGAAGGCTGTGATTGAGCGTTTCATGAAACAGATCAAGGTGCCGGGCGTCAACGAATTGATGGTTGACACTCCTGCGCCGGAGAAGATGGACGCAGCCAATGAGAACGTCGCCATGACGATTGGCCAGTCTGCCTATGCCTTCCCTGAGCAGGACCACCTTGGGCACATCCAAGCGCATCTGGACTACGCCAAGAACCCTGTATTCGGTGGCAATCCTATGGTTGCTCCGTCGTTCTTGCCAAAGGCCATGGAACACATCAAGCAGCACATCTCGCTGTGGTACCTGAACCGCATGAATGGCTACGTCCAGCAGGCTCTGGGTCGCAAGATTGAAGACTACAGCGAAATGGATGATCCGAAAGACGTTGACAAGCTGTTTGGTGCTGCATCCCAGCATGTGGACATGGATGCCGAGCAGACGCTGGCTGGAATCATGCCGGTCATTCAGAAGATGGTCCAGACGATGGAGCAGTTCAAGCCGAAGCCCCAGCTGACGCCGGATGGTCAAGTCCTGCTGCAGACCAGCATGGCCGAGACGCAGCGTCGTACCCAGCGCGACCAAGCCGAGATGGGCCTCAAGGACAAGGAGCTGGCCGCTCGCTTGCAGTTGGACGTGCAGAAGCTGCAGGCAGATCAGCAGCACGCCATGGAAGAACTACAGCTCAAGCTTGCCATTGCTACAGGCGATCAGGAGTTGAAGGAGCGCATCGAGACAGCCCGGTTGACCCGCGATGCCGCCAAGTTGAAGCAGGACGGCGAGAAGGCTGTGTTGGATCTAACCACAAAACAAGGAGGCCAATATGGCTACGAGTGACAAGGAACAGAAGGGCATCAATGTGCCGCAGCACAAGCGCATTGCTCAAGGCGAAAAGCTTGACGGCAGCAGCATGCAGCCGAAGGGTCAATCGCAAGGCGCTCTGAGTCAAGTTAAGAAGAAGTGAGTCTTCTATCTGACTTGATTGGAGGGCTGAGGGTACGGCAATCAGAGATTGCTGTGTCTTTGGCCGCAGGAAATGCGTCGAATTGGGAAACCTATCAACGCATGGTTGGACATCATGCGGGCCTACAGGAGGCTCTGCAGATTCTTGATTCATTACTAAAGGAAGACGATGACGACAGGTAAACCGGAAGCTTCTAACGAAGCTGAGTTGGCTTGGGCATTTCCGAGCGTAGACCCCGGTGCTAAACCTCTCGGCGGACGCATTCTTGTACAGCTGCGTCGTGCAAAAAAGAAGGTTGGGCAGGCGGGGATTATCTTGGTTGAAGAGACCAAGGAAACCGAGAAGTGGAACAACATGGTGGCCAAGGTGGTTGATATTGGCCCGATGGCATTCAAGCACCGCGACACGATGCAATCGTGGCCGGAGGGCTCTTGGTGTGAGATTGGCGACTATCTGCGCGTCCCGAAGTGGGGTGGCGACCGATGGGAAGTCAAGGTGCCGGGAGACGACGACTTGGAAGAGCCGGCGTTGTTCATGATTCTCAACGACCACGAGGTTATCGCGAAGGTAACCGGTGATCCGCTAGCTATGAGGGCCTTTCTGTGAGCGAGAACAAAGAAAACCCCATCGATGTCATTGAAGAGATTGATGGTTCCGCGGTTGTCGAACTGCCGGAGGGTGAGGAGCCCATTGAGCAGGATAGTCACGAAGACGACCAACCTACAACCAGTGACATGTCGGAAGACGAGAAGGAGGCCGTTCGTGAGGCCAATCGTCAACGCCGTCATGCAAAGAAGCAATACGCTAAAGAAAAGCGTAACGCTGAAAAGGCGCAGCTTGATTATTTGAAGCGCCAGAATCAGGAGTTGATGGATCGTTTGTCTGTTATTGAGCGTAAGAGCTACAACAACGATTTGTCGCGTCTTGATTCTGCAATTCAAGATGAAGCGCAGCGTATGCAATATGCGCAGGCGCTAATTCGTGAGGCGACTGAAAACTCAGACGGTAACGCAATGATTAAAGCCCAAGAGGCTTACATCGCTTCGCGCGACCGCCTGCGTGAGATGCAAGAGTTTCGTAAGCAAGCAGAACACATGCCGGAGCCGGAAAAGCGTGTGGATCCGCGAATGATTGATATGGCAAAAGACTGGATGGCTCGTAACCCTTGGTATGACCCGAGCGGTAAAGACGAAGACAGTCAGATTGCCAAATTGATTGACGAGCGGATGGTTTCTGAAGGTTGGGACCCGACTGGCGATGATTATTGGGAAGAATTTGATAATCGCTTGCAACGTCGTTTACCTAATCGTTATACTGAATCAAATGACGAGCGTCGTCGTAGGCCCAAGAGTTTTGTAACGGGATCTGTGCGTGAATCAGTTGGTAGTCGGAATTCTGGTGGCGGCTATGTTTTGAGCCCTGAGCGGGTTCGAGCAATCAAAGAAGCCGGCATGTGGGATGACCCCGACAAACGCCAACGAATGATTAAGCAATTTATCCAGTACGACAAAACAAATAGGAGCTAACAATGGATTCTCGTCTGAAAAAAACTCTCACGGCCGGTGGCCGCGAAACTCGTGCTAGCGAGGACGCAACCCGCAAGGCTCCTGAAGAGCAGTTCATGTCAGCGCAGGAACGTCGAAAGATGTGGAGCGATGAGTGGACACAAAGTGCGCTGCCAAAGGTGCCGGAGATTCCGGGCTGGCACATCTGTTGGCTTTCGACAACTAACGCTTACGACAGCATTGATAAACGGATTCGACTTGGGTATGTCCCTGTAATGGCGGATGAACTCCCGAACTTCGATAACTACCGTGTAAAGGCTGGAGAAGACGTGGGTTTCATCGCATGCAACGAGATGCGCTTGTACAAGATCCCTATGGATATTTATCAAGACCTCATGTTGCAGATGCACCACGAGGCTCCCAATGAGGAGGCGGAAAAGATCCGCGTTCAGATTGAGAACCTGCAGGGTGCGCGAGATAGCTCAGGCAAGAGCTTGGGCCGAGTCGAAGGTGACGGATTTGGCGATTTGGACCGAAATGTTAATACGCCCATATTTCATGGGTAACTAAACCAAGGAGACAGTCATGTCTGCAACATCTGCTCCGTTCGGCCTGCGTCCTGCGTTCCATCCTTCTGGCTTGGATCGCGCTCAGGCGCTTGCTGGCGGTATCGCGTCGGGCTATAGCACCGACCTTCTGAAGGGCGCCCCTGTTAAGTACGATACGGGTGGCACCATTGTTCTGGCCTCGGGTTCTGAAGCTTTCGTCGGCGCTTTCGTTGGCGTTGAGTGGACTGACACCACCGGCCGTCGTCGCGTCTCGAACTACTGGCCGGCTAACACCGCCTACCAAACTGGTTCGTGCGTGGCTTACTTCTACAACGATCCGAACATCGTCTACGAAGTCCAGACTGATGGTACGGTTTCGCAGGCGTCGATTGGTGACGAAGCAAACATCACCAACAACACTGCTGGTTCGACCACCACTGGTCTGTCGCAATGCACCCTGTCGTCCACCCTTGTTGGTGCTAACGGCGTTGCTGCAATGCGCATTGTGGATATTGCTCCGTACCCGGGCAATGATTGGGGTGATGCTTACGTTATCGTTCGCGCCACGGTTGCTCAATTCCAATTCGGCCAAGTTCGCGTCTCCGGCGCTAACTACACGCCGATTGCTGTTTAAGGAGGGCTAAAAAATGGCAGCCCCGATGCGCAGTACAGACTTTCGTTCGATTGTTGAGCCGATCCTCAACGAATGCTTCGACGGTGTCTATGACCAACGTACCGACGAATGGTCGCGTGTTTTCCGCGAACAAGAAGGTATCCCCCGCAACTACCACGAAGAGCCGGTTCTGTACGGCTTTGGCGCCGCTCCGCAACTGCCGGACGGTACCCCGGTTACCTACCAACAAGGTGGCGTGCTGTTCCTGAAGCGTTATGTCTATAACGTGTACGGTCTGGCATTTGCCCTGACCAAAGTGCTGGTGGAAGACGGCGACCATATCCGTATCGGTCAAGTCTACGCCCGTCACTTGGCTCAGTCGCTGGTTGAAACCAAGGAAACCCTGTGCGCCAACGTGCTTAACCGCGCGTTCAACAGCGCCTTCCCGGGTGGTGACGGTGTGCAGCTGAACAGCAATGCTCACCCGATCGTGAACGGTACGTTCAGCAACCTGCTGACTACTTCGGCCAACCTGTCGCAAACCTCGCTTGAGCAAATGCTCATCCAGATCCGTCAGGCTGTGGACAACAACGGTAAGAAGATTCGTCTGGTTCCGCGCCAACTGGTCGTGGCCCCGGGCAACATCTTCCAAGCTGAAGTCCTGCTGAAGAGCGTTCTGCGCGCTGGTAACGCCAACAACGACATCAACCCGATCAAGTCGATTGGTCTGCTTGATGAAGGCGCTGCCGTTATCTCGCGTCTGACCTCGCCGACCGCTTGGTGGGTCCAGACCGATGCTCCGGAAGGCATGAAGCTTCTGATGCGTCGTAAGCTGGAAAAGACGATGGAAGGTGACTTCGAGACTGACTCGATGCGCTACAAGGCGACCGAGCGTTACGACGTTGGCTTCACCGATCCGCGTGCGCTGTACGGCACGCCCGGCGTCTAATATAGGTCTGGTGGGGGCTTCGGCCCCTGCCTCATTAAAGGGGTAAATACAATGGCACAAACCTATATTGGTTCGACCCTGCGTACTGGCTCTGGCACTCTGACGGACACGACCGACGGCGGTTTCGTTGTCGTTTCGCAGACTGCTACTGTCACTACTGCAGCCGGCGGTACTGCAACCAGCACAAGCGTCACCATCCCGGCATCGTCGCAAATCATCAACTTCTTTGTTGATATGGTCACCGTTCCGAGCTATGGCACGGCAACCACCGTTCCGACCACGATTGGTACTGTTGCCGCTGGCACGCAGTATTGCTCGATTGCTGATGCTGCATCGGCTGGTCGTAGCGTTCTGACGTTCACTGCTGCTCAGCTGACCGCAATGTCGGATGTTGGCAACAACCAAAACGTAGTTATGACGATTGACCCGAATGGCACCGTTTCCTCGCCGGGCGTGTTCCGCCTGACCGTGGTTTACGCCCAGAAGGTTTAAGGAGGTTGCAATGGCCGAATTTAAACCGATGGTGAAGATGTACACCACCGAGCCTTCAGTGGAGTTGAAGCTGAAGAAGGGTGGTCATGTGAAGATGAAGGCCAAAGAGCATGACGGCCACAAGATGATGGATGGCGGCGTTCCCCCGTCTATGCCTACCGCTATGCCCGCGCGTGGTGGTATGCCGACGGCTGCTGCACCGATGAAGCCGTCGCTGGCTATGCGTCGTAAAGCTATGCGTGCTATGCCTTCTGCTGCTGCTCCGGCTGGTCCTGTTGGTATGGCTGGTCGCATGATGAAGAAGGGCGGTACCTGTGAAGAGAAGCTTGAGGCTCATGCCAAGAAGCCGGCGTCGAAGGCTCATAAGGGCCTGAAGACTGGCGGCGTTGCAATGGGTCAGAGCGGCTTCAAAGAAGGCGGCATCATCAATACCGAAGGCCAAGGCGGCAAGTACCGCGACACCAAGATGAACACCGCTGAGCGCACTACCAAGACCAGCGGCAAGACCGGTGAAGTCAAGAACGGTAATGGTGGTGGCTTCAAGAAGGGTGGTCGTTGTTACGCTAAGGGCGGTGGTGTTGAGGGTAATGTCTCGACCACTCCTGCAGGCAAGACTGGCACCACTACTGGTGAAGTTAAGCTGGGCAATGCCGGTGGCTTCAAGAAGGGCGGCAAAGCCAAGAAGATGGCCGATGGTGGCGCATCAAAAAAAGCTGTTGACGGCGCCAAGTCTGGCACCGGCACCGTCACGGAAGTTGAACGCCAGATTGTTCGTAAAGTAACGCCGAAGAAGTCGTCTGATTCTCGTGATGTTCAGTCGAATGATATGACCCCCTCGGGAACTCCGCTTAACCCGGAATTCTTGAAGGATTATCTGAAGGCTCCGCATTACAAGAAGGGTGGTAAGACCAAGAAGTACGCCGATGGCGGCATGGTTCAGGGTGCTCCGATTGGACTCCCTAGCGTGTCTCCTACTGGTCGCGTTGGTCTTCCCCCGGTATCTGCATCGGGTCGTATTTATGATCCGAACAGTGCAATGCTGGCGCAGCAACCGGGTGGTCAGCCAATGCCTGTGGGCTATGCAACTGGTGGATCGGTTAATGACGAAGGCAAAGCAGTCAAGATGCCTCCGCGTCGTGTTCCGACTCCTGTATCAATCAACCAGCTGTCTGGCACCTATAAAAAGGGCGGCCGCGTTAAGTAATGGGTGAGGGGCTTCGGCCCCTCCCTGTTTTGGAGGTTTACATGGGAATTTACTCTTCTGCCACCCGTCAAGGCGCTTACGAGCCGTTTGATCTGCAAGTGGCTCGAGACCAAGTTGATGGTCATATTGGTTTGGAAATCTTTGGGTACAGCACTGCTATTGGCAGCTCTGCTCAAGGCCCGATGTGGGAAGGTCAAACCCTTTCTGGTAACTTGTATACGCCTCCGGCTGCTGCCGCGCCTTTGGTTTTGGTTAGTGACTCGGCGTCTGACAATACATCGCGGTCGGTTGTGATTGATGGCTTAGGTGCTGATTTTGTGCCTCTGACCGAAACCATCGCATTGAATGGCACGACGAACGTCACCACGACAAACTCGTTCCTGCGCATCAATAAGATGTCTATGTTGAACAGCACTAATACGGGCAACATCACGGCATCCATTAGTTCTACTATGTACGCCAAGATTAACGCTGGTATCGGGCAGACTCAGATGTCGATTTACACCGTGCCGGCTGGCTACACATTTTTCTTGTATTACGTTCAGTATGACGCAAGCATTGGTTTTACTTCGAGCAACTACATGACTGCTATGGAGTACAACAAAATCAATGCCGGTGCCAACAATGGTCGAATTACGCTGTTGAATCAAACAACCTTTGTGCAGAAGCAAGAAATTCAGTTTACGGTGCCGGTAGAGCACATTGAAAAGACCGGCATCCAGTTCTGTGTGAAGGCTAATAGCGGTGGCCCGTTCACGGTCAGCATGTATGCTAGCGGCATTCTAATTAAGAATCCGGACTAATCATGCCATCCAAATCTAAAGCCCAGCACAACTTGATGGAAGCGGTGGCTCATAGCCCCAAGTTTGCTAAGAAGGTTGGCATTTCGCAAAAGGTTGGCAAGGAGTTTGCGAAGGCTGATGAGGATAAAAAGTTTAAGGATGGCGGCGGTTTGTACGCAAACATTCATGCAAAGCAAGAGCGTATTGCACATGGATCTGGCGAAAAGATGCGCAAGCCGGGCTCTGAAGGTGCGCCTACTGCACAAGCATTCAGAGAAGCGGCAAAGACCGCAAAGATGAAGAAGGGTGGTCCGAGCCTTGCTATTGGTCGCGGCGAGAAACTACCCGCAGAGCAAGGCGCAGGTCTAACCGCTAAGGGCCGAGAGAAGTATAATAGGGAGACGGGTAGCAACTTGAAGGCTCCTCAGCCGCAAGGGGGTAAGCGGAGGGATTCCTTTTGTGCCCGCATGGAACCCGTTGCCGAGAAGTCTGAAAAGGGCAGTCGTTCGCGGGCCTCAATGAAACGCTGGTCATGTCCGGGTTGGTAGACGGTCAATATGAGTAAACAGTTTTTTTGCCTCTTGTTTATATGCCTCATAGGCATCTTCCGCGGTGTCAAAAAAACCTATTGTTGTTCTTTTTCCCTCATGACAAATTCTTGCCATCCATTTGTTAACTTGTTTGTGCCAAGTTACGCCCCGATAACCAGAGGAACTGTTTTTGGGTGCTGGCCTGTTTTGTTGGTTTTGATTGTTAGTGGCCAATCTAAGATTTTCAAGTCTGTTATCAATTTTGTTGCCATTTATATGGTCAAGATAAAAACTTTCTGGAATTTGACCAAAAAGCATCATCCAAATAATTCTATGAAGTTTATAAGTTTTGGAATTAATTGTAACAACTTTGTATCCAGAGCTATGGATGCATCCCGCTATAGAGCCCTGAACCATGTTTGAGCGTCTTTCTTTCCAGCGGACAACGCCAGTAAGTGGGTCATATTCAAAAATTGAATTCAATTCATTTTGCGACAAGGCCATAATTGACTCCATCATGTATTGGAATGATGGCAGTTTACCACATTTGGAGAAATGGTAAATGGCTTACTCGGGATCTGTCGGAACAACCGTTGTTACCGTTCAATCGCTGATTGATCACGGCGCTCGTCGTTGCGGCAAGCTTGCTGAAGAGCTGACATCGGAGCAGCTCGTCGCATCCCGTGAGTCATTGTTCTTCCTGCTATCCAACCTTATCAACATTGGCATCCAGTATTGGGCTATCAGTAAGAAGGTGTACGGCCTAAACGCCAACAAGTACATCTACAGCCTGCCTGTTGGTGGCAATGATGTTCTGAATGTCCTGTATCGTAGGATGAACCGCCCCTCCGGGGACTACACATCTTCTGCTGGTGGTGTGGTGGCCAATGTATATGACGCTAACGTCAATACCTACTGCCAGCAAGGCTCTGCCAACGGCAACATCTCAATCAATTACGGCACAAGCAACCCGCAGTACATCGGGTCAATAGGCTTCCTGCCGTATGTGGCTGGTGGTGGTTCTGCTACATGGAATGTCACGCTTGAGTATTCAACGGACGGCTCTACTTGGAGCACCCTGAATAACCTTGGCGCAATCGCAGTAACTGACAACGACTGGGTGTGGACGGACATTGACCCGGGGCAAAGTGTTCAGTACTACCGGATTCGAGCTTATTCCGGCACTACGCTGGCCCTGCGTGAGCTGTACTTTGGCAACAACAGCACAGAAATTACGATGGCTCGCCTAAACCGCGATGACTACACCAATCTGCCTAACAAGAACTTTACGGCTAACCAGCCATTCCAGTTCTGGTTTGATCGGACAATCCCGCAGGCCACTATCTATCTGTGGCCGGTTCCGTCGGATCCGTTTGTCCAGATGACTGTTTGGTACTCACGCCAGATTATGGACGTGGGCGATCTGTATGGTGAGCTTGAAATCCCGCAACGCTGGTATCTGGCCGTAGTTAGCATGCTGGCTCA